AAAATGACAAGCGCAACGCGATAATCGGAGCAGATAGAATATTCTTTGCCTGCCACTTCGAGCGTGGTCGGAAGATAGCCTATCATAAGCTATTTTTAAACCTCGCGGCTTCGGCTTCGTACTTTTTGATACGGGCTTCGACTTTCTTCTGCTCGGATTTTATGTCAGTTTCTATAATCGGAAGAACTGCATTGAAAACGCGCTCGAAAAGCGGAACGCCGCCGCGAGTCGAAAGCGGTGAAGCTGTGCCGAACAGAACGCCGGACACTTCGGAGTTGAAGATATAGTCGAACTGACCGCATATGAACTTGCCGAGGTCGCGGAGACTATCAGCTGCCGTCTCATCGTCAAGGTCTGCCGAACCGTCGCTCTTTATCTTGATGTTCTCATATTTCTTCATTTCTTCGTTTATATTGTTTTTAGCGTTCCGCAGACGCTCTATAAGTCCGTAATCGGCGGTATCTATACGGACAATTCTCTGCGGGTCGCCGTTAATTTCGTAGCTTTTAAAGCCGTCGTCAAAGTTTATACTCTGTCGCTGCTGTGCCATGTTTTACCTCCTAAAAAGGGAGAGAGGCTGCCGAAGCAGCCCCCCTTTTTTTGATTACTTGGACGAATCTGCGGTAAACGTTTTTGTTGCCGCGTCAAAAGTTCCCTTTGTGCGTCCACCGTTGTAGTGGATTTCAAAGGGAATCTGAACGCCGTCTTCGCCGCCTATCGACTGCGGAATGATAATAGCGTTCTCGCGATACGCCCACTCACACGAGCCGTCGGTCTTGAACAGCGCGTCAACGACAGTTGTTTCAAGAGCCGAGCCAGTCGCACGGTCGTTGATTATGGACGCAAGGTGCTCATAGAGCGGGTCGCCGCTATAAGCATAATAAGGGTCAACAGAGCCCTGCGGCTCGTAACCTTTGACATTGGTCGAGTTCTCGCCGAGTATGTTCTTTTTGGTCTCCGAGTCCGGATTCATCTCAATCGCATACTCTTCAAGGTCTTTGCCCAAACGGACATAGTTTGCAGTTGTGCCATTAAACGACGAATCTATGTAGTGTGCAAGATATTTGCGCTCTATCTTTGCGTTTGCCGTATTAGTAGCAGTTCCAGGCATTAAAACTCCTCACTTTCTATGGTATATTCGGCGTAGATTTGGAGCTGATATGTGACGCCGTCGTTCACGTTCCCTGTCGGGACTGCAAAAAGCATTGCATTCGCGCAGCTCATCTTCGTTATCTCGCCGGACAGCTCTTTGCCGTCGACAACAGATGTCACCACTATATGTTTCTGCTTCTCGAGCCAATAGTTCAGCTCCAATAAAAAAGCACTGTGCGCCAGTCGGTCAAACTCGTTAAACGGTCTGCCGTTGGCGTACAGTACAAAGCTGTGTTTGCGTTTCTCGTTTCCTAAAATATCTTTTCCGACAAGCGCATCTCCGGACGAATAGAGCCCGAAATCTCCGCTTTTGTTCTCGGAAAAATCGACATGCAAGCCGTTGCAAAAGTCGTCTATTTTAGGACACTGAGAGAGTGTTTTTTTTACGGTTTCGATTATGTTCATCTATTTGCCGCCTCCTGCGCGTCGGCAAGAATTTTGTCCGCACGGTCGGCTTTCATACGCTCAAACCAGTGCGAACCTGCGGACGAATTTTTTGTGGTATCATACGTCAGCGGTCTGCCTGTCGGGGCTTTACTCGGCGGTGACCACCAACCCACAATCTCGCCTTTTTCTTTGACCGGGATATTGGGACCATATATCTCGCCCATATACAGATAATGCGCATAGGGTCCGAGCTGTTTGACCTCGCCCGAGCCTATGGCGGTCGGAATGGTCAGTGCCTCTGACATTAAAAAGCCGGACTGATACGGGATATACGGCTTCATAAACTTAATGACATCAGAGTCGATAACGCACTGGATTCTATACGCCCTTTGGTTCATCTCTTTTGCAAATTGCGGATTCCAGTGAATCTTGACATTTATCGTCCCGGTATATTCCATATTGTCGGGTTGCTTTATTTTGTCGGACACGCTATCACCTCACATCAAGCTCGGTGTGGCGCATTTCCGCCGAGCCATAGTCACAGACCTTGCAAGTCATGACTGTGTGGACATCGTACCCGTCAAACAACCGTTTCACGCTCGCGCTCTGAGTCTCTTCGGTTGAATTATCAATCGTCATAGGCACAGAGCCTTTGATTATAAGGTCTTTCTGCGGAGTGAGCCGCAAGAGCAACGGCAGAAAAACCGTCACCGCGTCGCTCTCGGTCTTGCCGTTTTTGCCCGTCGAGGCGGTTGACTTCATATCCCAAAAAACGTGCGGCAGGAATATCCGCTCGTATTTGCCCCCTATAAGGCGGTACACGGTTGCTTTTGTGTTGGTATACATCTTTACCCCCTGTAAAGTAAACCCGTGTCACCGAGCCACAGATGCAGAATACGGCTATATTCCTGCTGACTCTCGCGGTGTCTGTCGGTTGCCGATGCATAAGATACGGAGTAGCTGCCAACGTTCTCGGAGGTCTTGCCGCTCTGGTTGTCTGCGCTATGTTCCGACTGTAAACATTCGGCGAGCTCGCAGCAACAAGACTTAATCGCTTCCGTCACTTCTTCAATCCGGCTGAATGTGTGCCGCTCAATAACCTTGGAGGCTCTGACGGCGAAAAAGTCGAAGTCGTCCTTGCTCATAGCGTCCCCGCCGTGGAGATAGTCATTGAGATAGTAGCCGTAGTCTGCATACTGTGTCATCGTTGGTCACTCCTTATGCGGTCTTGGGCTTAATGGCAATTCCGTTAAGAGCTGCCGCCTTGAGGGTATTCTTGAGAACCACACCCGCAACAAGCTCAACTTCGCCGCTCTTGACTGCTCCGGGAGCAGCCATATCGGGAAGATAGGTGTTTATAACGCCCGTTCCCGTAGGCGCGATGCCGTGGAATGCGTCAAGTCCAAGGTTTACGGCGTAAATGCTCGAAGTTCCAGCCGCAGTCGAGGACGGAGTGGAAGTGCCTATGCAGTCAACGGACGCACTGCCGTTGTAATACTCGCCTGTGTCGAGCATAGGAATGTCGCCGTAATACTCAACCCAACGACCGAACTCGTCACGCTCGCGGGAGTAATAACTAGCTCTGCGGGCGCAAGCTCTGACCTTGAGAAGCATATCGCCATTCATGAGCAGGAGCGACGGCTTACCGTCAACCTTATGAACAAGCTCATCAAGTTCGTCGAGGAAGGCGGCATAGTTGGCATCGAGTTTGGACGAATCGGAGAGGTCAATAGTGGAAGTTATCTCGGTGGACTTGCCAGCGAGGGACTTTCTCAGACCGTCGAAAGTGTTGGTCACATAGCCTGCTCCGGTGCTTGCCGAAGAGCCGTTAATAACGAGGTTGTGGAAATAGTTGGTCGTTGCCTTGATCTTTTCGCGGAGCTGAAATACTATCTCATCAACCGCGCCGGAGGTGTTCTCAATGACGCGGTCAACGTTGAACTTGCCGCCCATTATGATAGCCTTAGCGGTCTTTTCGATTCTCTTTGCCTCGTTAGCTTCATACTCGCCGTTAATCTGACGAGTGGTGGCGGTGGAGGGAGTCTGAAGCTGAATATAGCCGTAAGTCATAGTCGAACCACCAGTGCCGGGTGAAATCGCGTTGTCGAATGTGAGCATATCGAGGAGCAGAGACGAACGTCTGAACTCGTCGATAACCATCTGGTCTACATGGTCAGCCATGCCGACCTTTGCTTCTGCAAGAGTAATTGCCATTGTTTAAATCAACCTTTCTTTGAAAATTTCTCGGAAAGCGCAGAGCGGAGAGTCATATCGCCGTTCGGATTCTGCTTTCTTCCCGTTCCGCCTGCATAGGGCGGAGGTGTGTTGTTGTCCTCATCAAAAAGATATCCGTCATCTTTCTTGAGGGCTTCGAGCGCGGCATCTATATCGTCGCGCTGATTTTTGCTTGCCTTGAGTGCGTCAACATCGAGCAGTGCCTTGACTGCTTTCACGCTCTTACCTTTTTTGCCAGTTATAGCAAGGTCGAGCGCGTTCTCGAAGTCGAGGTCGGCGAGCTGCTGCTCATATTTTGTTTTCTGCGTGTTGAGGTCATTTGTGAGGCTTGTTATCTTGCCTTTTAAGTCCTCAACATCTACGCCCTCGAACTCTTTGAGTGAGTTTGTAGCGGTGTCGAGCTGACTCTTGAAGTTGTCGCGTGCCGCCGTAACCTTGCCGAACTCGGCAATGGTCTTATAGTTCTCCGCGACCGCCTTGTCGAAGTCTGCTTTTTTATCCTCGGAAACGGTAACACCGTATTTTTCGAGAATAGCGTGAATGTTTTCCATAGTAAAATCCTCCTGAACATTGCTTATATACCGCTCTGTCTGCGGTCAGAATTTAGCCACATGAACCAGTGGCGGGGTAAAAATGGATATAAAAACAGCGCCTCGCACGAATGCGAAACGCTGAGATTATTGATTTGTGTCAATCGTGTTTTGGGGTCAAAATGACCTTTACATCTTTCTTTTCTATTATCTCGCTATCTGAGACAACCGCAAGAGCTTCGCCGTCCTCAGCGGTTATAATGACCTCTTCGTATTCCTTGCCCGAGATGTTCATTTAATCACCTCCCTTTACGGCTTCTCTGCCTTGTTTATAACTGAATCCCGCCGCTTTCAGACGCGCAGTTTGTGTCCGCAGTCCTGCCGCTTTGGAAAATCGCGCATATTCCTGATTAAGTCGGGTATATCGTGTTCTCGCCACTTTGAGTGCATCGTCGTCGCCCGCGCCCTCGAGGACCGTTATCTTTCGCTTGCATTTGCGGATAGCAGTTTCAAGCCGCCGCTGCGCCTGTGTCGCTTCATAGGTGGTGTAGTGCTTGCCTTGATATGTTATGCCGTCGGCGTTCGCCCTTTTAAAGGCTTCCAGTTGCTCGGCGGTGTATGTAGGTTCGGTAACGCCATAAAAGATAGGAAAAGCCGCATGACCGCAGTTCAAAGTGCCGATTCGGCGAACGAGACTATCGTTGAGCTTCTGATAGTCCTCATCGCGGTATTGCTTGCCTTGTATAGGTTCGTGGTCGGGAGCACTTGCGGCGTGGGCTGATATTTCCCAGCCGTCCGCGCCGTATTTCTCGTGATTCTGTTCGCTGATTTTTTCCTGCATCAGACCGAGACCACCCATAATATTACGCCTGACCGCCGTTTCTATCGACGCTTTCGCACCGCTCTCATAGTCAACAGTGACAAGCCCCCGCTGATAGAGGTTTCTGCACGCCATTTGAACCGCCGTGTTATAGTCTGCCGCGCCCGTGAACACCTGTTTAAAGGCAAAGTCGCAGCAGGCGTTATAAGCGTCATAAAGCGGCAACTTCTGCCCGTATGGGCTTATCATGCCTATGGTCTGCGTTATGTTGGTGAAGTCGTCCTGCGCAAGCGTGACCGCCGCCTTGACTATCTGCTGTAAGCTCTCGTTTTCCTCGAACGGAACACCTTCAACGGTCGGCAGCTTTGACAAGTCAAATTTATATCCTTCTTCTGCCGCTTGTTCAAATATCTCATCTATCTCGTCGAGAGATACGTTCAACAGTTCGGCAAGCTTTTTCTTGACTTCTTTTTGACTTTTTCCGAGCTCTTGTATCTTCCATATTTGATATCCTGCTGTAGAGGTTATCTGCCCCGCTTCGGCTACTCTGCGGGCGATATCCCGCAACAAAAAATCGGTCACCGGGTCTGTTATCTGTGTGGCGAGGATTCGCAGCGCGTCAATGCTTTCCGGCAGCAACATAATTACTCATCTCCCGCCGTCATGCTCTCTATCTCGGGCATATAGTTGTCTCGTATGTTTTGGATAGCTTCCGGAGTGTCCCACGGCAGTTCAAAATACCACGCAACAGCTATCTCCGGCTTAATAAGTCCCATCTGCACCATAGCGCAGTACTCATTCCACGTCTTGTCGCGATTATAAAGAACACCGTCGCCGTAGTCGAGTGTAACCTCGTCAGGGTCAATAGGTGTGCTTCCCTCGACTTTGTATATCTCGCCAAGCTCCGAGCAAAGTTCCAGCAGCTTTTTAACTGTCTTTGTCCAAATCCCCTGCATATCGATTATAGTCAGATTATAATCACCGTCAGAAGATGTTATTTCCGTAGCTGTTCGCTCGGCTTCCTGCACATCTGACAAAATACCGCGCTTAAAGCCGATAAGGCTTTCGATATTCCGCAGATATTCGGTCTTTCTTGTAAGATAGCTCTGCTCGCGGAAAGCGGGCGAGAATATCGTAACGCCGAAGTCCTGCGGGTCTTCGTCAAAAGCGGTAAAGATATCATCCTCGAGACTGCGCGTCTTCGTATTTCCGTTCTCGCCGGGCTTCTGCCGGGTGAGGTCTTCGGGAACCATTATCCGCGCCCTACCGAGTTCAAACTCGCGGGAAAACTGCCATTCGTTACGGTTGATTCGCGCTATGAGCTGTGCCGCAGGTGCATATATCGCTACGCCGTCCGCCGAACCGTCAACCGTGTTGTAAAGCGGCGTTTTGAGTGATACAAGACCGATTCCGTCAACGGGCAACACCGCCACAGGCTCTAAATTCGCATATTTTTCGAGCGTGTCGAGTGGGACTTCCACGCCGAGCGTGTTTGAGTCGCTTGACCGAAAGAGCTTTGTTTCTATCGTTAAAGCTTGCCCTGCCGTCCTGCGCTCGAGCAAAGTATAATATTTGCCGTCTTCGATTGTTGTTTCCGCAGTTCCAACACTTGTAAGCTCGTTCAGCTCGTTTCTCGCAAGCGGTATAAAGCAATCACGCCTAATCGGGACAAAATAAAACCCGTCCGCAGTTGGTACAGGCTTTATAAGGCATTCGCCGGAGACAAGTGCCTGCTGAAACGCTTCGCGCCGTATCTCTTCCAGCTCGCCGAGAACTCGCTCTGCAAATGCGTTTTTAGTGCTTGTCTCATACTCTGAAAATGTGGTCTTTATAAGCTTATTGACGACGAGAACGGGCAGTCGCTGACAGTCGTCGAGGCCGTCGCTCTCGTGGTCGAAATACATCTCGAGCCATAGTTTGATAGCAGTTTTCATTTCTCGCGTCGTAATATCTTTGACCCCGAATGCATCGCTGAAATTATATATTTTCTCGCAATTAAGCAGCGCAGATATAACGCTCATTTGTTGCCCTCCGTGTTTATTACTATCTTTTTGAGTGACCTAACGCCGCGCTCAAGCCCCGCGATATACGCCCTCAGGCGCTCGTTCTCGCGTCTCAAATCATCTACCTCAAGGTTTAAGCTTCGCAGTTCTTCGGTCATGCTTTCCTTCGCATACGACGGCAAGTATTTTTCTATTATCCACATTTTAATCTTTGTCATCTTTATTGTACCCCATCCAGCGGAGCTCCCGCCTTAATACCGTATAGCAAAAGTAACGCATATCGTCCATCGCGTGGTCATATTCCTTTACAACCCTGTCAACGGTCGATTTATCATCCCAGCGATACATGCCGAACTCTTTCAAGATACCCTGACAGCTCGAGTTTATCTTTATAACGCCGCCTTTGACCATCTCAGAAGTGACTCGGATCCCGTCAATTACATCATTTTTTGCCTTGCGCACTGAGAACTTACCGTGCTTTCTTATGCAAGTGATAAAGCTCGCGGCGGACGGGTCAACAATTATTCGCTCAATGTCATAGCCCTCGGCGAGTTCTTCGACCGCTTTATAATATTCCTCGTCAGTCATTTGTCGCTGTCGCTTGCGACCGTCATAATAAAACTCTTTAATGCGCGTCGCCGTCTTGCCGTTTAAGCACCACAGACCCGCCGAAAACGGATTCAATGTGCCATAGTCGATAGATATAAAATAACGCCCCTGTTCTGGGACGGTATCATCAATTAAACTGTTGACGTCGACATCGTAAACAAGCCCATCTGCCGCTACCCACAGACCTAAAATAAACCGCTGATAAAACACTCCCGACGGGTAAAGCCTGAAATATCGCTCTCTTATCTCGTCGGTAAGTGACGGATTGTCGGTTAATAAAAAGTGTATGTGGTAGACATGTTTCTCTTCGGGCTTCGTTACCCATTCTTCATAAAACCAATGTGCCGGGCTGTCGGGATTGCAGTTGAACCAGTACTTTGACCCGGTCACCGAGCATCTCGCGAGTGACTGCTCCACAAACGAGCGAGGCATAAGCGCGACCTCATCTAAGAGCACGCCCGCAAGGGTCAAGCCCTGAATCAATCCCGCCGAACTCTCGTCTCTGCCGCCGAACACATAGAAATAGTTTGTTTTGTCGTTTCCGGTCACCACAAGAAGCTTGCTTGACCTCTTATAATTAAGCTCAAAATACGCCGTTAAATCGGTCATTCCGAGCAGCGGCGTTATTATGTTACGCTCTGCCGATTGGACGGTCTTGCCGCATATAGCGAACGTCTGACCGTCAAAATACCGCATAGCCCAATGGATGAACGACAGAATCATGCAGACGGTCTTACCTGAACGGACTGCGCCGTCGCATATAATAGCGTCATATTTGTCTTTATCCTTGCCGTGACACCAGCGTAAAATCTCTTTTTGCTTCGGCGACAGTGTTGTTATTTTCATTCGTCGTCACCGTCCAGTGCCTTGTAAAGCTCTGATATGTCGCTCTGCTGCTGACCGCCGTTCTCGGCGGCAAGCTCCATTAAAGCTTTAAATGCCATTGTATCGCCGTTCATCGCCCGATTGAGCTGCGCGTATATCATCGCCTCTTTGGCTGATATATTAGCTCCGTCCGTTATCTCGCTCAGGTAGTTGACCTCTGCCGGGTCACTGTTTTTGAGGTACATCGACATGGCGCGTCTCACTATTTCGCGGGTATCTCTCAGGTCACGGCGCACCTCGCCCGAACGCTTTCCGCCTTTCCTCTGGTCTTCCACTGTTAAAGTGTGTCTTTTGCCCCCGAAATTCGTCTGCTTTGCCATGCCACCACCTCTCTTTTATTTCCTTTGCTTATTCATTTTGTGATTATTTCCATAATGTCACCATAACAAAGCGCTGTCGGCGGCTATCCGACAACCGAATAACCACCGACAACCAACGGGAAGGAACTTATAGGTGTGCAAAGTCGGAGTTGAACCGAACTGCCGGGGTATGGGATTCCCGACAACAACCGTGTTTTGCCATATATGCCGCCCGAGCTACGTCTTTTCATCAGCCATCGGGATTTCTGCGGCTTAACAAGCCGCCGCCGAGCGCTCAGGCAACCCGATACTTAACTTCTCGCGCTTCCTCGCCCTCTTGGCGGCATAAAAACTAAACTAAGGAAACGTCGTAACGCTTCCTATACAAAGGCGAATGAGCCTTTTGATAACCTAAATTGCTCGGATTTGGCACCCTGGGACACGTCACTGAGAGGTGCGGATGGTCTGACGTACCGAGCTTGTGGCATGACCCACACGCCCCCGCTGTACACACGGGCTTTTTTGGTCGGAGCAAAGGACTCGAACCTTTAATGCGCCTATGCGCGCATATCACCTGAAAGCTCCGCATAAAAAGCCCTGCTATTAACCCGCCGCAGGGCGAGGCGGTAAGAAAGGAGCCGGTTTTCCGCACCGGCGAGCGGTGGAGATGTGGTAAACAACATGAACGGAGAAAAGAAGTAAAAGCGGTTGCCCGTCCACTTTTACATCTATATGATATCATATCTCCCAACTGTATTTCACTGTATTCTACAGTATTTTACTGTACACTTTTGGCATTAAGTAATTCTTCGAGTGCCGCGCAAGCTTTCTTGTTCGTTTTCCAACACCACTCTCGGGAATATCCCATCTCTTCTGCAATGTCTTCAAAGCTCATCCTGCTGATGTGCTTCAAAAGCAGAAACTCTTCCCACTGCGGCGGGAGTTGACTCACAAGAGCTTGAAACTCGTTTTCGGCGGCGAATTTTTTCTGATATATCTCTATGATTTCGTTGCCTAAGTCGACATATTGAGATATTAAGCTGCTCATTTTGTCCTCTGCTGTCTTCTGCACCGACTCGGACGGCGGGGCGGTAATTGATACCAACATATCAAACAGCTCCGATTTCTGACGCTGTTTGAATGACAACTCATTGTCAAGGTGTTTTATTCGGTTGACGTATTCGGGAACGGTCACAATATCACCTCTATCTCTGTTCTCGGGTTTTCCTTGTCGTGGCTCCCGCAGAGCTGAAGCTCGACATTTTTAAAGCTGTCATCTTCAATTATCCCCGCCGCTCTCAAGCCGTCGAGAATAAACTTGCCGTTGTAATTGTCGGGGTCATGTCGTTGTTTTGTGCGGAAATAGTATGTAATTCTGACAACGCACTTTTTAATCGGCTCGGACGGCTTCGGGCGGCAGTACGCCGCGCAAAGAGCTTGCCACTGCTTTTTGTCCGCTCTGTAAGCCCATACGTTCTCGCGCCCCGCGAACTTGTTTAACGACGGCGGAATATCGGGGATAGTGTAAATGTATCTTTTGCGCTCGCATTGTGGGCATATCTGCCGTCCCTCGGGGACTATCTCTCCGCAACAAACACATCTATCAGCGTCAGGCATTGGTATCACTCCAATCTATCTTTTGCCCGCACCAAGTACAGTGCTTTGGATATTCATTTGCGGCTGTGATAATTACTCCCAAACAAGATGGGCATATACTTTCCCGTGCTTTTGAGTTACAACGAAAGACCTTTGTATGATGATGTTCTTTCGCTATTTGCTTTTCAAGGGCTTCCTTACAAACCAAAAGCATTTCAGCATATTCCTGTTTGCCTTGATATTTTTTGTTAAACTCCATATCGTTTAACAGGCCCAGTGCTTCTTCAATTGTGTTTATCGTCTCTGGTTCATAAATCCACTTACCATGCCTGGCCTCAACCACATCGGCGGCGTTCACAAAATGCTCGCATTTTGGGCTTTCTTCTTTGAGCATTTTCTCTCTAATGAAAAGCTGATTTTTCATAACTTGGGCGCAAACTTGAAAATGAAAACATTTCTTGCATTGTTCGTTATATTCAGCCATTTTCAGCCCTCCTGTTCCACGCTTCAATTTCTTGTTCTTTGCTCGCGTGCATTTCGGTGAAAGAACTGCACACGCAAGCTCCTATTGCTTTTGATGTCGGCAAAATAAAATATTCGCCGCAAGCATATCCGATTTCGGGCATTTCGCCGCATTGCGGACAAGGTTTTAATTCAGCCATTGTTATTACCTCCTAATAGCTCGGGGTTATCATAGATATTGCCGATAACCAGCATATTTTTAGGGCAAATATTCTTAAAACCATAGTTTGAGCCATCAACGGCAAATTTTCCGCTTTTAAAATAAACAACACTTTTACATCTGCCGCCGCCGTAACTTGGCATAGTTACAATATCGTCCTCAAAAATCTTTGTGCCGTTTTTATCTTTGAGACCTGTGTACTGTCCTACGGTTTCAGGTAAAACATCAATCATCGTTGTGATGTAATCACTGATACCACCCCCAATTTGAAGTGCCATAGTACAAATATAATATTTGTTATGACTTACGACTAATGAGCCATATACGAAGCCGTTTTCACAGTCATCTTCGCTCAGCTCCCTGAGCGTCTCATATTCTGCCTCGTTTTTTGGTTTTCCTCTAAAAACAATATCACGCATTGTTACTACCTCCGTTCTTTCTAAACATCACAACCTGTACGATGTCGTATACATAGAGTTCCGTGCTCTCAAACGGAAACTTTCCGCAGCGTGGGCAGGTGATTGTGTCAAGCATTTCTTCTTCCGTCAGTTCGTAGCCACACCAATTTTTAGAGGTTTCGACCACTACCGCTTCGTCACCGCAAACTCCAGCTTCGCACTCGTCTTCGTAGTCGCTTCCATTTCTTGCAAATGTCAGAACATTGAGCTTTTCAAACTCATGTCCGCATTTTTCGCACTTTATTTCGCACCTCCCGTCCATTTTTGCGCCGCAGTAATGGCAATAAAAGAAACCACGGCTTCTTGGTGTTTCTCTTCCAGTCGCGATGTCTATACTGTGATGACATTCAGAACAATAATAATTACCATCGTCAGGGTTGTTGTACATCTTAATCCATTCGCCATGTTTAATCTCTTGTACATCAGCGGCAGGAGCTTCTTTTAAAATTTTAACAGCGGCATTCCAGCCGTCCGCATAACCCTTGTTCTCAAAAATATCTCGGTTACACAAGCCTATCCCGAGCGCAGCACGGTCAATATAATCGCTCATTTTTTACCTCCATCCATTTTTGCGCCGCAGTTCGGACAGTAATCGGAAGCCGTTTTAATTCCTATATGGTGGAAATCACTGTCACACACCGAGCAATGAAAACAATAAGGCTCTCCATTAGGCTCTCGTTCAAGCAACCACTTCCCATGCCTGACTTCTGCAACATCAGCACGAGCAATAAAATCCATACAGCCGAATTCTTTTATTCGCTCTTCAATGTCGTTGCAGATTTCCCACACCCACATATGACAAACTTCATGGTGTATGCAGTCTTTACATTTCATTTTGTCTACCTCCTTTTAAAATTTCTAATTTGAAACGCATCCCCACACTGCACGATATCCGGGTAATTTGACATCGCTATCTTTATCGCATAAGGGTCTATCTCATAAGCATAATACTTGACATTCTTAAAGCCCATCTTATCCAAGCAATACCGACCGGTCGCTATGCCGTCGTACATAGACAAAACTACAAGCTCTTTGTCTCTCGAGACATCTTTAAGAGCGTGATTTAAGAGGTGTATAATAACCTCCGCCGTCCACCCATTGCCGATAGCACGATATCGCTGAGTATCACTAACTCCGCTCGTATAACCGTCCGGAAGAGTTTGCAGTCTCTCACATTCCAGCGGCGTAAGCTTTCGTATAAGGTAATAGCCATCTGCGAGCTTAATCGGGTATTGTTTGTTCTTGATAATTATAAGCCCGTCTCTAACCTCATAAACGGGGAGTTGCTTTCCTTTACCGCCAACAGGAACAGCATACAATCCAGTTTTTGCGCCGACTCCGCCGCCTTGTCCACAAAGCGTAGTTGCTTTTCCGTCGGGACTATACACACGATATTGTTTGCTGTCGTGCGACTTATTTTCTACATTGCTTTCTATAGTTCCTATGCGTATCGGCGTTGCAACCGCAGTTGCGGGATAACCTCCATTTGTAACAAAGTTAGCCATAGAGCTATGATGATATTGAGCCTCAACAGTCCTTGCTTTGCCTTCGGCGGTAGTGTTGATTGGTACAACCGATTCAAGCCTATAATAATTAAACTGGTCGGCAGCCCGGTCAGTCTCAAGTACAGTGCGTAACAAAATTCCTCTGTCTTTCGGTTGTTCTATGTCGCCAAAATTTGTAACATAGAACCTCTGGCGATGTTGCGCTGAAACCAACGCGCTGTCCATGTGCGTAAGCCGAACCGATGAATCTCTGCCCCCTCCGAGGGCGGTATATATAGCATCTTTGATGGGTTGCGTTGCCGACTTGTTATTCTCATATAAAAAGAGGTCGGGCTGAAATTTCTCCTTCGCTATCCGGTAATTCTCGAACAACTCCCAGCCTATACCTTCCGGCAGAGCTTCGCGTCCGTTTTTCTGCGCTATGCTCCACTTTGTGCAAGGGCTACCGCCAATTAAAAGTTTAATCGGCGTTCCACTCTTCGTCACCGTTTTGCCGCAATCCATTTTTTTACCTCCCACTTGAGCCGAATCCGTTATTGCCGCGTGCCGTCTCGTCAAGACTATCGACGACCTCAAGCTCGTCGCTGCAAATCGGTAAAATAACGAGCTGCGATATCTTGTCGCCCTTTTCGACCATGTAGGGAATCCGGGTGTTGTTGTAAAGTTTGACGCAAATACTGCCTGTATATCCTGCGTCAATAACGCCCTCACTTGTTATCCCGTGTTTGACATTAAGTCCGCTCTTGCTCTTGAGAAATCCGACGAACCCCTGCGGTATCTCGATATGTACGCCTGTGTCAAATATTGCGCTGCCATGTGCGGGGACTATCTGACGCTCTCTTGCCATGAGGTCAAATCCTGCATCTTCGCGATGTGCCTTGTAGGGTTTAAAAGCTCCATCGTCTAAAACTATCTTCATTTTGTTTATCTCCTTTCGGTGTTTATTCATCCTCCATTGGCTCGTTCCAGCAGTCCCTGTTCCAACATTCATCGCATTTTAACACTGGACACTCTCCGCCGTAGATTCTTTCTCTGCATACAAACGGAGTTCCATCCGAGTTTCTCCGCGCTTTTGGGAATTTCTCGAAAAAGTCCTGTGCGTATGTTTTCTTCGGGTGTTCGTCGCTCCACTTTTGTATAGTCTCAATTAACTTTGTAGCATCTTCGATGCCGATTCTTGTAAGCGCGTCCTCGCAAAATCCAAACATCGGGCATTGCTCTTTGTTAGCCGCATTAGCTATGCACCTATCGCGTGAGTCACAAAGTCTTTGGAGTTCGGCAAGAAAGTTTGTTGTTTTGTTACAATCCATAATTTTTCCTTTCTGCCCGGACTTTCGCCCGGGCACTGCATTATTTTTTCTTGTAGGCTATCGGCTTTGACATGTTCTGACGCTCAAACTCCGAGATGTCATATGAAGCTTGTCCTTTTGGCTTAACATCTGCGGTCGGGGTCTTGCTGTCACGCCGTGCCCAGTTTCTGATAGTGGCAAGGTGGTTTTTGTAGCTCTTGCCCGTGCTTGCCATATACGCGCTCAGGCGTTCGATTCTGTTAGACCAATCGAGGAACTCTTTTTTCAGTTTTTCAAGGTCTTCGTCAGACAACAGAACATTTTGATATTCGCCGTATTTGTGGCGCGTGGGCTTTTCTTTATCTATTTCTTTTATATCTTCTTCTATATCTTTATCTATATCTTCTTCTATGCCTTGACTTCGTTGACATGTCATTGACATGTCATTGACAGCCTGCAAGGCGCGCTTTTTTGCGCGGGATTTTTGTTGTGCGAGTCGGTTGTACTCCTTGAGTTCGGCTAACTTATCGACACTTTGGTGCTTCTCCCAATTCGGGATAGTTATTGTGCCGTTCACAACCTCTATCATTCCGAAGCTTTCAAAGGTGGTAAGAGCGAGTCGCACGGTGGACATAGGACGGCGAAAGATAGTTGCAAGCATTTCTTCGGTGTATGGTATGCGGTCACTAAGCATAAGCACGCCGCAGTTATTCTGCTTGCCCGCGAGACAGAGGATTTTGAACCATATAACAATTATGGAATCGGCGTCGGGCATACTCTCGATGAGCGCTATTTTTTCATCGTCGAAGATATTAACGCAGAGTTTTATCCATTTGAGCTCCATTGCTTCAGCTCCTTTTTATCGTCCTAAAATGGGCTTGTACGGGAACGACATATTTTTCCTCGCGCTCCGCTACATAGCGTCTGAGCCCTTGTGCTCTGCGTGACAAGCTTCTGCAACGGCGGTCAGTCTCATTGAGGAAAGCTTTAATCTCGACGATGTCGTCGGAAAGCCAATAACCGACACTATGCGACGATGAGAGAATAGGCGCTCCGCCGTCCCTTGCAAACTCTATCAGCTTGCGAACGGTTCGGTCGTCGAGCCCCGTATAAATGCAGAGTGCTTCCCGCGTGACCGCGTTTTCCTTGCCTTTGGGTATAAAGTCGACTATGTTCATCTCGCTACCTCAGAACGGCAAGTCGTCGCTTATGGGTATTTCCTCGAAATCGTCGTTGCTCGGGGTCTGCGGCTTGTCCGCTTTTGACCCGCAGAAGCTGACTTCGTCGGCAATAACTTCAAATACGGTGCGCTTGTTGCCGTTTTTGTCCTCATAGTTGCGCTGCTGAATACTGCCGCGAAGCGCTATCATTGCACCTTTCTTGAAATACTTTTCTACAAACTCGGCTGTCCGTTCCCACGTGACAACATTGATAAAATCGGTCTGTCCGCGCTGAAATCTGCGGTCGACGGCTACGGTAAACGATGTTACCACTCTGCCGTTCTGCGTCTGTCTGAGTTCGGGGTCGGCGGTCAACCTACCCATGAGGATTACGCTGTTAATCATTGTTTGACCTCCTGTTATTTAAAAAATCTTTCGACGACATCTGATACATGCGGCGGATCTTGAGCTCGCAGTTAAGTTTTTCGATTTCGTCGTCGTTTGCCGTCTTGTAAAACTTGCATTTGTCGCACTCGCGCTTTATCAACGCTTTGCAACCGTTATCTGTTGCCGAGCCATAGGCAAAACAGTTCTGTCTCACCATTTGTAATTCCTCCCAAAAATTTGTATAAAATCAAGGTCAGGATAGACCTCTTCAAACCTTTCCTGTGCCAGCTCTTGTAGGTAGTGACGGTTGTCCACGTTGTGGTGTACACCGTTCGGCGGCTCATTGTGACACCAGTGACACAGATACACGGTCAAGCCGTATTTTTCACTGTTCTTTCTGTTGGACGCGCCGAATACGTGGTGCTTTTCCAGCCAATCGGCGCGTCCACACAAAAAGCAATTATGTTCCGTCTGCATAATGCTATTCACTCGTCCACGCGCCTTTCAGCCTTGCCAGCTCGGCGGGTGTCAGCGTTTCTACTCCGACCGCTTTACAGTCCTGCACGAGGTTGTCTATGAGCCGCGACATCTGGCGAGTGTTGTATGTGCTGCTTCCGTAATAGCACCTGACTCTAACGTGATCGCCATCGGCTTCAAAATCCACCTGCTCGGTTATCCACCCTGTGCCGAGCATTTCCCACGCTGTGCGCAAGGTGTTTGCTTCGTCCGTACCCAGTCCCGGAAAGTCACGATATATGCCTAACTCTCGGACGGCATTTCGGTATATATCCTCTTTGGTGGTCTTGATTTTTGCGGTAACGCTAAGCCTGTCTGCGAGTTTGGTACAAAGCACCCAGCAATAGGCGTTCGCGTCGAGACTGCGCTTGCGCTTTTTCTTCTCGACGGTCAACTCATAGGGCTTGTCCGAAGATTTAACCTCTGCCACTATGCGCTGACCTTCTTCGCGGTTTTTGACCTTGAACTTGAGATAGAATCCGTCGGACTCAAAGAGCCAGTCGGCTTTTTCAATCGTCATGACTGCTCCTTTGCCGCTTTAAGCCAGACGGCTATCTGAGTTTTTGCCCTTTCTGCCAAACTGTCTGATATAGTTTCAAGAGACATGCCCTCAGGGGCTGAAATTTGGCGCAGAAGCGCGTTTTCTACTTCGCCTATACTTTTCCCTCTGAGCTTCGCAAACTCGCCCATTAGGTCGCGCGTGGCAAGATTTACGGCTTCACGGTTTGTCTTTTCGTCTGCGGGTGTCGCCTGGGTGTTCTGAGAGCTGTATTTGCTTCTTCCTGCCGCCCAATAGACATCTGCGCCAAATCCTAACGCCTTGCAAGCGACGGAAAGCGCGTCGGTGTACGCCATCTTAAAACACTCGTCGGAGGTATAAGCTCCGCTCTTTTCGTTCGATATGTACGACGCGCCGCCGATTCCGAAGATAGGCTTGCTCCACTCGTCGTTTTCCTTGACATAGAGGTTGAGCGTGACATGTGCCGTCTTTGTTCCGTCTGCTCCGTCCTCGAGCCAATGTTTAATATCGTCGGTATACCAGCCAATGCCGCAAGCTCCGAATACCTCGGTCAGCTTTTTTATGCGCCACATCGGGTTAATGTCTGTGAATCCCTTGAGACGACCCGCCGCGATTTTCTTCTGTGCGTTGCCGGGCACTTCGCAAACCCTGCTGTAAATTTCAAGATTATCCATGTTGCACCTCACTTAATCTGAATGTTTTGAACTTCCACAATGTCCGCGCCGTCAAACGATTCGCCGGACTTGACCGCCGTTTTGACATCGGTCTTGCTGATTTTCGGGGTAAATGTGACAAACTCCGGATATTTTTCCACAAATGCGGCTTCATCTGCGATTACGAGACGTTCAGACTTGCGGAAAGCGACTTTGTTTCTCGCGCTCTCAAAAGAGGTTTCACCTCTGCACTGCATAGAGCGAGACACGCAGCCTTTAAGATAGTCGGCGGAGTTTTCTTTTGCTTTTTTTCTCGCCGTCAGAGCTTTTATCTCTTCGTCTATCATCTTGGCTTCGGCGGTCAAATTCTTGATAGCACAAACGGTGTTGTCCAGCTTGTCTTTGTAGTCGCCATTGAGCATTTCGAGGGTATCTTCGATAGCGTTCTCCGGGATTGTCCCGTCTTCGACAGCTGCGATAAAATCGAGGTATTCGTTGTCGAGTTCATAGAGCTTCATCTTTTTGTTTCTCCCTTCATTATTTGAAATAGGTAGTTGATACAATCGGTTGCTGTCATTTGTTTTATTTGTTCGTCCTGTGCCGCCGTTGTCTGAACGGGCGGTGTTTGGTCTGCGTCGTTGTATCTCATATTCTTTCCCTCAGTCGCACCGGGAGTAAAATATAGGTGCTTGAATCGTCCTTGAATACCAACGGAGACACGGGAGAGCTGACAAGAAAGCTGTCAGTCTCAGCCGCTTTAAGCACTCCGACGAGATATCTCGCGTTGATTCCTATCGTGAGGTCTGAATCGGTCTCGCCCGTCACTGAATCGGTGGCGCTGCCTATCGTCGTCCTCACAGACAGTTCAATGGCATCTCTTGAGAGCGACATCTTAACAGGCTGTGTCTCGGTGCTCGCGAGAATCTGAACTCTTTCGAGCGCAGATGTGAGGGCTTTAAAATCCGTCTTGACCGAAGCTGTGTTTTTGGGGATAATCTTGTCCACATCGATTTCCCACGCGGTAGACATAAGGCGCGAAAACAGCGTATAATCGCGGGTCTGCGCTATAAAATGTTTGCTTGAGACGGATATCTCGACCGCGTCGGTCGCGTCCGAAAGCTCAAGCAGTGCCTTTGGCGGAATTGTTGCCGTTGCGCCCGGCGCTGTCCCCTCTTCGCACGGTATGCTTGACTCGGCGAGTGTGAACCCGTCAGTCGCGCAGAGTCTGAGGTTGTCGGAGACGGTCATTCTCACGCCCTTATCATCTGCGGCGGCGAACACGGTTTTTTTAATCAGCTTGACGAGATTCGCTCCGTCAACTCGGCAAGTTGTGCCGTCTTCGGGAGTTGGAAGCTCGGGGTACTGCTCCGCAGGTATGCCCTTGACCTTGAGATTCGAGCGTCCGTTCTGGACGGTGAGAATATCATCATCGGTGCAAAGTGTCGTGTTTTCCTTTTGCAGCTTGCCCGCCGCATTTGTCAGAATCTTCGCGTCCGCGATTATCGCTCCGGGAATCTCTATCATCGCGGGGATTTTGACGGATATCCCAATCGTGAGATTATATCCCGTCACGGTCAGGACTCCACTTTCTGCCGAGAGCAAGAGTCCGTTTGTAGCCGGAGACGGCGATTTGTCAATAACTCTTGCGGCTTTGGCACAAGCCGCCTTGAGGTCGTATGTATTACAGGTCAATTTCATTGTTAAGTTCCCTCCATTAAGTCAAACAGCGTCGGTGCGCCTATCTGTGCTTCTGCCGCTTCGAGATAGCCCACGCCATCGCGGAAATAGTCGGGGTTAAGTTCACAGCCGTAGCCCCTGCGCCCCATTTTAACCGCCATATACGGAACGGTCATAAGACCGCCGAACGGGTCATATACAAGGTCGTTTTTGTTGGAATATCTGTTTATTACCCGCTCCACGATATCGAGCTGCAACGGGCACACATGGAGATTTTGGCGGCGTCTGCTCTGCGTTGTGTTAAGGGTACGCATACGGTTAATGTCGTCCCAAATCTCGTCGCTCCAACTGCCGGGCGATACCACTGCGAAAGTGGCGGGAAGATGTCCTTTTTCGTCAAGTTCTTTAGCGAGTTTTACATGGTCGGCGTAGTCGTAGACCGTCTCGCGTGAATACTGTCGATAAAGCTTTTGAAGAACTTGAACGGGCGCGTTTTGGAGTTCCTCGCGGGTGACAAGTCGGTTCCCGCTTGACCGCTGATAACCGTTCGCGTCAATCTGCCACTGGGCGCGGGTATAGTCGTCTTTGCTTTTGGTGACGGGGACATCTGCATATCCGTCCGTTGTATCGCTCGGAAGTTTTCGGAAAAGCAAGATATATTCAGGACAGCCGACGCCCATCTTCGTGCCGTCTTTGCACTGCTCCGTCCAGCCGAGACGATAGGTCTGATTGTTTTCCCTGACAACATCGGTGCAGATGGTTATCATGCCGAAATACTGAAAGCCGTGCTTAATGTAGTGACTTATGCACATCGCGTGAAACGGTTCAACCGTCGGGAATCCCGTGCCCGTCACATTGCCGAAGAGAACGCGGTCTTTAACATGAACGGCGCAAACCCTGCCGGGCTGTAACACGCGAAGCAGTTCAGGGGTCAAATAGTCCATTTGCTTGAAAAACTGGGCTGTTGTCGCGTTGTGACCGAAGTCGTTATATGACGGGGTATATTCGTAATGATTGGAGAATGGGATTGACGTGTGAATCAGTCCGACGCTATCAGAGGGCATCTTTCGCGTCTCGTCAACGCAGTCGTTATTCACGGCTGTGAACCTTTCTCTCTTAACTTCCACTCTTTCAACTCCTTTACTTCTTTTCAGCTGCTCGGCGATATGCGGAGATGACAAGCCGTATTTTTTGATGATTTCGGACATCTTCTGTGCTAATTCGTCGTGCCTTTTCCACTTCTCACGGAGCGCTTCCCAGATTTCTTCTTCCGCTTGGGTATAGATTATGTCGATAATCACCTTTTCGGTCTGCAAGAAGCGGTGTATTCTGTGAATTGCCTGAATAAAGTCGTTAAACTCATAGTCAATACCGACGAATATCGCACGGTGGCAATATTTCTGAAAATTGCACCCGCAGCCGGAAAGGCTCTTCTTTGTGGCGAATATCCTTGTTTTGCCCTCTTGGAAGTCGATAACGCGGCGTTCGCGTTCGTCATAGTCCATACTGCCGTAAATGTCGACAGCTTCGGGAATAGCCTTTTTAATCGCATGACGTTCCGCTTCGAGGTCGTGCCATAAAATAAAATGCTCGTCGGGGCTTGCTTCGTCTATCAGCTCTTTCGCTTTCGCTACTCGCGCCGCTACACTTGAGCTTTTCTCCCGTGCCGCCTCAGATAACGATGTCGCGGTATCTCTCAACAGCTTGAACTGTCCGTCACGGTCAGCGGGCAAGTTTTCCATGTCGTCGTCTATGACATGTGTACGGACTTCAAACGGCGGTAAATCGTAGCCCGTCGCATCGAGTCCAAGGTCGGCGGGCGAGCTTAGGAACAGCCCCCACGACGCAACCCAGAGCCAAAATTCACGCTCCATACTCGGATAGAGTTGCAAGTTGTTAGCTTTTGTTGAATCGCGCTTAAAAAAGCGTGTAAGCGCCTGTCCAGTGTCCATAAGGTCGAGAAACCCTGCGTAATGGATAAGCTCTTTATATCTGTTTGGGCTCGGCGTGGCGGTCGCCACAAGCTTATATTTAATTCCCTTGAACTTCGGGAAAAAAGTTTGATAGGTTTTTGAGCCATAAGAGCGAAGTACCGCCGCTTCGTCGAGACTGACCGCCGTGAAATATTTGGGGTCTATGTCTCCGTCTCTGACTCGCTCGTAGTTGGTCATGAGGATTTGTGCATCTGAAGCTCTTACCTCGTCCATGCAGGTGACATATACGGGCTCGGGGATGTGCAACAGCTCTCTTGCGTCGCGGGTGAACTCCTGACGCACGCCGAGCGGAAGCACTATAAGAGCTTGACCGCCCTCATGCTCGGTGACTATACGGCAAAATTCGAGTTCCTGCACGGTCTTGCCGAGCCCGAACCGCTCGAACAGTCCGCGTCTGCCGCCTCTGACTGCCCATTGAACGGCGAGCTTCTGGTGAGGTTTGAGTGCCGGGTTAATCTCGTCGAGCGATATCTCGAACCCGCTCTCTTTGGCGACTTCTATCTTGTCATCTAAAAATTGGTCATATGTTTTCATCGCTTTTCATCTTGTCCCATGCCGGGGAAACAACTTTCCTTTCTCTTCTTTTGGGGCGAAAATACGGGCACTCCATGTCCGTCGCCTCTATCTCGCGGAACTTGCCTGTGTCGAATGTGTAGTGACAAGCTTTGTTGTCGTACTCGATATCAAATCCGCTTATCCCTGCAAGCCCGACCATTTCGCGGCGGTAATAACAGCATTTGCAGATGTTTTTCAAGTGCCAATGCTCTGAGTGTTTATGCTTTCCGGGCTTTTGCCACTGCGGTATCTCCTTGCTATCTGTCAGTCCCACGAGATAATCAAGCGAGACATTGAAAAATCGAGCAATCCGAATCGCGAAGATGAATGCCACTGAATTTGTGCCATCGCAATAACGCGAGATTGTTGATTTAGCGCAGCCTATAGCATCTGCCAATTCCGCCCTCGTCACCGGCGGTTCGCGCTCTTCCATGAGCAGTGTGAGCCTATCCGCTATCTTGAACGCTTCAGGAGCGATTGCCGTTATCTCGTACATGGCGTTCAGCTCCTTTCTTTTTGATTCTGTGCTTGAGTGAATCTTCAAAAGCTATCAGCTTGTCCTCGTGAATAAATCCATAGATGATAAGCACGACCGCGACGATTTCAAAGACAGTTTGAATTGCAAATTTTAAAGCCATAGTTATATCTCCCTCTCTTTCAGCTCACCGCACTCGTCCACGCGATGGAACTGGTTAGCGAAACCGAGAATAGAGTTGCGCATTTTGATATAATCTGCGTCATCGCATTGCATCGAACACAGATGATACGCAAGCTGGCAAGCAAGCCTTTTATCCGCTTTGAGGTGTAGGCTGCCGCACCACAGCGGATAGCAAGAATAATCGAGGTCTGCGCCTCTAAGGTTTGCGCCTCTGAGGTCTGCGCCTCTGAGGTCTGCGCCTCTG